ACTGCATCAATTATATGATTATTTTTATCTATTGGTTTATTTATCATCTTACCACTTCTGTCCTCTTGCCATTTATAGTTCCTAAACTCTTGTATGGCATTATGACTGTCTTTCTCTATATGTATTTTAAAGCGTTTTAAGAGGTCAATACCTGCGTTGATACTATCAGCACCTTTTAAACTTGGTCTTACGTTAAAACCCATCCTACGGAGTTCCTCAATCAATCTTGGTTCAGCACTATCAAAGTAAATCAATTCTCTTTCAATACCTATCTCTTTCCATTTCCTACTGATGTCATAGGTAGTCATCTGTGTTTGGTATATATGTTCTTTTATGTAGAGGTTGTGTTCTTTCTTGTAAACAGATACTAATGTAGTTGGGTCATTAGAATATCCTGCATCTGCTCCATAACTTATAAACTCTGCATCGTGAGGTATATGGTTTACCTCTGTGTAATTAAATATAGTAGCTTTAGAGATACCCTTTAAACCTAATCCATATATCTGCCAATAGGTTTCATCTGTATCTTTTAAACGTTCTATTTCTTCTGTAATGCTTTTATTTAAAAAGCTATTATCTAAATAAGTAGTAATGTAGAAATCTGCATCTTCTCTTGGTATTACCTTGTCATAAATCCAATGGTACTCATCCGATGGGTTAAAGTCAAGTATTATCTTGTCCTCTGTTCTGAAAATTAACTGTTGCCAATCTTCGTAATCTAATTCGTTTGCTTCATTTATAAATAGCAAGTTTCTTTTTCTACCTCTTACCTTTTGTGGTTGGTCTAAAGATATAAACTCTACAAGGTTTCCATTTAGTTTATATTCGTGATTAGATTTATTGTGATGTAACTCTGAATAAGAATTGTATTGCTTTAGTATATCTAAAAAATCTCTCATAACAGAACTACGAACAGCAGGAAATGTTTTTCTACATATCGTAACTGTCTTACCAGTATTATCTAAACAGTATTTAAAGATAATATAAAGTAAAATGTTATAGGTTTTTCCAGACCTTGTACCACCTTGCTCTATTGTTATCTTTTTATCTGATTTTAAAAGATGTTTAAATACTACGTTAGTTTTTATTTTCAATTATTTCTATTTCAAATTTAGTAGGCATACCATCAGCACCAGTTATCTCTTGACGTTCTACATAACCTCTATTCTTTCCTTTTGTCTTTAAATAGAAAATAGTTTCAGATGTTTTTCCATCTCTTATATTTTCAAACAATTTACTCTCTACAAAATCCAAAGCAATGTTTTCAATATCTTTTACTTGCCTTGCAAAATTCTCATCATCTTTTAACCATTGATAAAATGTTGTTCTACCTACTCCTACTATCTTACAAGCAGTTGTAACAACTCCTAACGATTTTTCTAACGCTTCTATAATTGCTTTTTTATGGTGTTCTGTTCTGTTTTGGTTTTCTTTCATATTATTTCATTTCAAATGATGCTGTTATTCTATTTTTAGATGTTTGCATATTACCAACAGTAGCTCCTTTTGACTGTGAAGATGTCCTGCCAAATCTTGTTGTTATCCATTTATTAGATTTTTTTAAAGCATATATTAAACTTGGAGATGATGTAACAATATTATATCTATATTTTTCTTTTATATAGTTTTTACCTATTTCTTCTAAAAATTTAATACCAAATCCTGCTCCTTGATAATCTGGTAATATAACTAATCTATGTACTTTTTTAATATTTTTTACTTTTGGATGAGGAAAATGTAATACACTTAAAAAACCTGCTATTTCATCATTTATGGTTGCTAAATAAACGTGTGCTGCGTTATTATGACTATGACTTAAATAATGGTGTTTAGCAAACATTTTCCAAATTGATTTGTCTTTTGCTTTGTATATGTTGAATTTAATTTCTGGTCTATTTTTTTTTTGCCCTTCAAAAGATTGAAAGGTCATAGTATCAGTATTAAAAACCCAATCTGGCATTAACCAATCTTTCACATCATAATGACAACCTACTGCTATAAATTGTTTATCTGTTTTTCTTATTGCTTTTTGTATTGCATAACTTCCAATTTTAGCTACATTTCTATCTACAACACTTGTAAATTCATCAAAAACAAACATTTTATTTTCTTCCAATATTGCTCTTGCTAAATCTACTCTCATTTTTTGACCGTTAGATAAAACTGAATAAGGTTTTAACCAACTTGGTGGACTTGAAAAACCAACGCTATTAAATGCTTTTGTAATTTCATCAACAGAACATTCTTTAGGCATATCATCTAAAATAGTTTCTTTATTATATTCATAAGATGTTATATAAGATTCTGGAAATAATTGTTTTGCAATAGTAGTTTTACCAGTTCCAGATTTACCAACTATCAATCCTATCTTCCAATCAGAACTTAAATCAATTTCTCCTTTAAATTGTTCAGTTATTTTTTCACTTTGTAAATCAAACTTACCAATAATAGAAGCAACTCTAAAACTTTTTGGTGCTGTTGTTTCTTTTATAATGTCAAAAGTCGGCATATATATCCTTTATTTATTAATTCGTTATATAATTTTTCTTGTTCTATTTCATTTTCTAATTCAACTTCTAATCTAAAAGAACTTTCTATATTATCTGATAAATCTTTTTGCTCTTTAATATCTTCTATACTATCATCAAAAAGTAATAATTCTAAACCCCAATCTTCCAACTGTTGCGTGTTCCATTCATTACCTAATATATCCCAATCCCATTCTCCAAACCCTACATTGTCTTTTACAATAAATTCTCTTTGTTGTAGCTCTGTTAGGTCAATAGCTTTTAATATCCATACTTCTTTAAGTCCTGCTTCCTTACACGCTTTTAAACGCATATTACCACCAAGCACAACCATATCGCTATTTACTACGATAGGTCTTAACTTTAGCATCTCTGGAAACTCCTTAATTGATTTTACAAGTTTCTTAAATTTGTAATCCTTTATAAATCTTGGATTGTTTTCGTTGGCTTTAACCTCTTGAATGTTTATTAGTTGCATATTAGTATATAGTTATTTTTAATTTATTTTAATCTAATTTTAAAAAGTCAGCAGATTCGTGTTCCATAAACCATTCTTGGTTTTCTTTGTATTTATCTATTACTGCATCAATCATTACAAGTTCATCTATGTCCGAGTTCTTTATCTTATCCATCAACGTAGTAATCTTTCTTAATACGTTTGTGGTCATCTCTTGGTTGTTTAGGTAAACTGTATTGTAATCATCTTGTACATATCCCTCTAACATATTTAGAAACTTATTGCCTTGATTCTTTATGTTCTGTCTGTATTTGTTAGTTCCTTGTAAATCTTCTATTGCTTCTATTGTAAGCTGTCCTAATAATACTACTTTTAAATAATCTAATTGTTTATCGTTTTTCATTTTATTCTGTTTCTGTTTCTATTATTTCTTCTACCCTATTTAAACATTTTGCAATAGTATCAAATTGCATCTCGTTTCTTCTGTTTACTATTTTCTTTTGTTTTTCTGTTAATTCGTTTAGATTATTGTAAATGGTTTCTAACTGTGGTAACAATCTTAATATTGCTTTCTTCTTTTTTAATTCTTTTACCAACTCTCCATTTTTGTATTCCAAATAAGAATAAGAATCTTTGGGTAAGTTCTCTACCTTTCCAAAATGTACATACGCTAATTCTATTTCTTCTATATCAATATGGTGTAGTATATTCTTTAATGAATGAAGAACGATGGAATGGTCTCTACCTACTGATTCTCCTATTGTAGTTAAACTACATTTAGTTAAATCCCTACATAGTTTATAATACAAAGTTCTCGCATCTACATACTCTCTTTTTCTTGTATCTCTTTCAATATCTAAACTGTAAGTATTGTTTACATATTCCTTTATTGATTCTATCATTTTAATTTCACTCATATTTTTCATTTTAGTTTGTTCTTAATTTTAATAAATTGTAGCACTCAATGTACCTTTGTTTTGCTTTTCCTTTGTGTACCTCTTTAAATAGTTCGTACATCTTTTTTGTGTATTGGTAATGGCTTGTGCAGTCAGCTAAATACTTTTCAGCAAACTTCTTTCCCTTACCTTTAAAATAGTTTACATTGTCAGCAGTATCTCCAATAATCATTTGTTCATATAGATTATACATTGCCTGTTCTTCTGTTATGTCATACACTACCTTATGTTTGTAATGATAGTTATACATTAAGCAAGGGAACTGTTTGTAGTCCTTATCTATTGAAACAATCATAACCTCATTTCTGCCAAACTCGTTAGATAAATCATACCAATACCTTGCAACCATATCATCAGTTTCTATACCATATCCATAAATAGAATTATGTTTGTCTTTTACGTATGCGTGTACCTCGTTTAGTAATGGAGGTTTTTGTTGGTTTGTTCTATTGGCTTTATACTTCTTTGTTATTAGTTTTCTAAAGTTTCCTAACGAACCACTAAATATAAGCACCTTGTCTATCTCGTAGTTTTCTTCAAGGTCATTTACAACACCCATAAGTTGCTCATCAAACTTGTCGGTTGCATCAGATAGTTTCTCATAATAAGGAGAATCATCTGGAGTTAATCTTTTACGATAACAACTTGCAAATATTAAACTGTCTGCATCTACAAGTAATATCATAACATAGATGCTTTAAAACAATCCCTACTGCAATAGCTATTCTCTTTGTCTATTTGAGTTCCACACTCTTGACATTCGTACTCTCTGTCATCTAAATATTCGTCTAAATCGTAATCTAATTGGGTCATCTTTCTATTTTGTTTTTAAATATAATTGTAATTCTGTTATAATCTTCGGTTAAGTTAGAATCTGCTTCGGAAATTGTGTCATAGTGTTTATTATCTAATATTTCTCCAAAATTATTCATTGGTGCATATTTTGATACTGTTTGATTTTTCATTGTTTTTCTCTTAATAATTCTATTTCTCTGTTTAAATAATCTTGTGCCTTAATTAAGTCAAGTAATTCATCGTGCTTCTTCCCTGCTCTTGCAATATACTTAATAATATTACCTCTACAAAAATTTAGTTCGTAATCTCGTATAACATCTATGATGTCGTAATCTTTTCCGTTCTCGTAGTGTGGTTGTGTTCCTCTCATAATTAACTATCTTTGATTGTAACTATTATTTTTATTACTATTATTATAAGTATTATTATTACAACTCCCATAACTATAATACTTTTATATTACCATTACTGTAATGCTCACAGATAATGCCACTTGATAATCTAACAACCTTGTAAGGTTTTAGGTTCTTGCTCTCTTTTACTTGTTTGATAATTCTTTTAATTGTTTTCA